AATCCGGCTATATCGTAACGATAGGTGACGTTAGAACAATGTCTTCGTTTACAGGAGTAGGTATTAATACACAAGAAGCACAAGCCTTGAATACAACTACAACACTAGGAACAAACGTAAGTAAGACAGTAGTAGGAGCTACTATTAACCTAACAGCAACAACTATCAATACATTATTCGGAACACAAACACAGCTACAGACTAATTTAATTGTAATTGGTAGAGATAGCGGAGCTAGAATAACAGTACCTGTAACCATTATAAAACAATCAACGTAATATAGACAAATATGAGCTTTGTAAATTTAGATCCATCAGATATCGTAGTAAGCGCCGAATCAATAACTGCTCCTGCTTGGAGTAACAACAACCCCGTACTCACAAGATTCACTTCCGCATCATCTGTAGCGCCAAACTTCTACGTAGATGTCTACTTAAGCGGAGGGATAAGTCCAACACCAGAATTCTCTATAGCCTACGGAAACGTAAACGGAGGCGGCAGTCTACGCTACAATCAACTCGTATCTGTAGCATCCCCGACTAGAACTATCTACGGACAGTACAGAACACTAGTCTACGGAGATGAGAATAGTAACTTCAACTTCGGGACCGGTAATGCTAGCTCTACAGATATGATAGTTATCAATATTAATAGGGATAGATACAAGCAGCAACTATACACCCCAACCTTTAACCTGACATTAAAATCAGGATCAGCTACACTTAATCTATCGACAAATATAAACAATATCACGACTGTACCGTACCTAGATTGCGGAAGAGCTTTTGATATAGTAAGCGGAAGCAATGGAACTGTAACAACAGCTACACCGCTACCTACCGGAGCCCCTGCTCCAGGCTATACTCGCTCCGGATCATACGGATTATTTCTACCAGACGTCGGACTAGTGGTACTAAATCCAAGAGCATTAGCACTGACACAGGGAGAGGGAGGTATATTATTAAATGTAAACCAGACTGAGAATACTAACGCACTCAACTATCAAGCAGTGTATAATGCAGTAAGCGGCGGAGCTTATTTTAGCCTTAATAGCGAAGAAACAATATCATCGGATTATATATTTGTAAGAGTGAAGAGTCAGGACTTTAACTACACAACCAATCCATCAGTTATAAGCGGAAGTGGAGCTCTAAATTTCCCTAGCTTAATTAACAACCCGCAGACCTTCATGACGACGGTAGGTATGTATAATATCAATAACGAGTTATTAGCAGTTGCTAAACTATCTAAACCACTAGTAAAAGATTTTACGAAAGAGGCCTTAATCAAAGTAAAATTAAACTGGTAATAAAGCTGTATAATGAGTTCTGCATTTAAGACATTAAAGATTTCTGATGTAACTGTATCTCCGTACAAAGCTACGAAGACATGGACTCTATCTAAATCTACATACAGCAACTACGGAGTCACTATACTAACAGGCTCCTATACATCACAGACAGATATACTAGCGTATACTCAACAGGATATAAACTATAGGTCTGTAAGACAGCTCTACTATTCAAATCTACTACCTAACCTAACATATACAACACCCTTATCCGAACAAAGCAACGAATCCTTACAAGATGACTTAACTGTAGGAAGACACGTAGAGAAGAGATTAATTTATAATAACTACCAACAATCCACTGCAACTAGCGGCTCTGTTGAATTCGATAATAGAACAGACTACCCTATAGGGAACGGGAACTTAATCAAGATACTATCTATACCGCAAACACTATACGGTGAAGCAATAAAACCCGGTAGCTTACTTATGACAACAGGGAGCGGTAAGATACTAGATGATAGTAATGGTAATATATACGATAGCAGTAGCTTAGATCACGTCGGCAATATAATATACTCACACGGTATCATAACTGTAACTAATCAATCCTACCAAACACTACCTTTCAACCTATCAGCAGATACGGTAACATTTCAAAGCGAAGTAACGATCTATGAAAATCAGCTAAGATGTCACGTAAATGAGAATGAGTTTAATATGTCCCAAAATCCAACTACAACAGTAAACGGGACGAGCGGATCGGTCTACAATGCATATACAGGATCAGATTTTAAACCCTATGCTACTACTGTAGGACTGTATAATGCAGCTAGTCAACTACTAGCAGTAGGTAAACTATCACAACCCTACCCCATCCCCTCAAACACAGATATAACATTTGTCGTAAAATATGACAGCTAAAATAAAGACTATAAAAAAGAAAAAAGGTTTCTCTACGCGAAGTAATGCTATTAAACACGGATATAGAAGTGGACTAGAAGAAACTATCGCAGAGCAATTACAAGCTAAACAAGTTTCATATGAATATGAAGACAAAGCTAATACCGTTACGTATACTATACCTGAAAGTAAGCATACGTATTTGCCAGATTTTAAACTACCTAATGGGATTATTATAGAAACCAAAGGTAGATTCGTATTAGCAGATAGAAAGAAACACAAACTCATTAAACAACAGTACCCTAATCTAGATATTAGATTCGTATTCAGCAACTCAAAAGCAAAGACCTCGAAAGGCTCTAAAACCACCTACGGAATGTGGTGTGAAAAGCTAGGAATACCTTACGCAGATAAAACTATCCCGCAGAGTTGGATAGACGAACCTTCAAAGAAATAAGAGAAAGTTTAGGTTGGAGGTATGAAATAACTTAACTATATTACAGTTATGGATACTACTAGAGTACTACTCGGACTTGTTGAAACTGTGCTTGGAAAAGGAAAAGTGACAGCGAGAACTAATTATGCATTTCATTGTCCTTTCTGCAATCATCACAAGCCAAAGCTCGAAATAGAGCTTAGCGTAACTAAGGACGGTAAGAACCCATGGAACTGTTGGGTATGTGGAACTAAGGGGAGATCCTTAGTATCTTTGTTTAAAAAAGCAGGTGCATCAAATGAAAAGCTTCAAGAATTAAAGCCTTTTGTAAAGTATATCCCGGTAGAAGGATTAGAAGAAGGTGCCGAGAAGATTACCGTAACATTACCTAAAGAGTATAAATCTCTACACGATAATACCAGTAAGTCTATCACATTCAGACAAGCACAAGCCTACGCTAAGAATAGAGGAATTACTGATGCCGATATCGTAAAGTATGGGATAGGTTATTGTGAAGTAGGTAGGTACGCTAACTCACTTATCGTTCAATCTCATGATGCAGAAGGTAAGATTAACTACTTTATCGGTAGATCTTTTGAGAAAGACCCAGCTAGAAAGTACAATGCACCGAGGTGTGATAAGAATGCAATCGTAGGATTAGAGTATTATATTAACTGGAAATGCCCGGTTATACTATGTGAAGGAATCTTTGATGCAATGGCAATAAAAAGGAACGCTATACCGCTATTCGGTAAAACTATATCGACTGCATTAATGATGAGGCTTGTGCAGAACGATGTTAAGACCGTGTATATTGCATTAGATAACGATGCATTGAAAGATGCGTTAAAGCATGCACAACAACTTCTAAACCTAGGTAAAGAAGTGTACTTAGTAGAATTAAACGGAAAAGATCCGTCATATATAGGTTTTGAAGGAATGACACAACTACTACATCAAGCAGACTCTATGTCGTTTGGTGAGTTACTCATGAAAAAAATGGAATTATGTTAATAGAACAGAGATCACCGGAATGGTTTACTATACGAAGAGGTAGAATAACTAGCTCGGAGATATATAAGATAATGGGTGAAGGTAAATCTAAGACAGAGCTCTTAAGTGAGACTGCAAAGACGTATTTACTTGAGAAGTTATCGGAAAAATTAGGAGGATTCTCAGCACCAGCCGTCGGATCTGCACTTGATTGGGGAACTGACTTAGAAGAAACGGCACGTGAAATCTACCAAGCTAGTACAGGTAATATAGCTACAAAGTGTTCATTTATATCTGTAGATGATCACTACGGTGGATCACCAGATTCATTAGTAGGAACAGAAGGTACAGTCGAAATTAAATGCCCGTATAATTCCGTAAATCA